TCTATTTTGAGAGTCAAATAACGTATAAGGTTGTGATACTCTTAATCTTCCAAATGCATCTACATTAGTTCCTCCAAATGAAACATAAGCTGGATTAGTAGAACTACCTGTATCACATCCAAACCCATTTTGATTTCCATATATAAATTGTGTCATAGCAGATTGTTGATTAATTAAATCTTGTTGATATCCAAAGTTAAGTTGATCTTTAATTGTATTAATTGCTTCAAGTATTTGTCTTTGATTATTAACATCATAATTTTGTGTTGGTTCCGGTACATACGCTGTTATCTTTGCCATTATCTTCTACCACCTGCTTCAATATCTAATCTCAAAGTTCCATATCTCCAAGTTTCACCCACTGCATCATTTTCTATTTTTAAACTCACCTGTCTTCCTCGCACACGTGTGTCTACTTTAGTCGTTGAAGATGTAATTGTAAATGGTCCTGTAATTAAAGGTGGTGTTGAAGATGGAGTTGAATCAGCATCTGCTGGATAGTCTCTAAAGAATAAAGTTATTTTTGCATTGCCTTCTAGACTCTTAAAGTCTGGAATAAATCTTTTAACACGCATAATTAATTGACCATCTCCAGCTAAACCTTGTTCTGATAAATCATAATCTCCTGATTTAACATAAGCTGCAATAGCTGTTGCGTTACCGTTTGCATCTACTTCATTGACACCCGTTTCTTGTGCCCAGTATTTAGTTGCACCATAAGTATTAGTTACACCATTAATAGTTGGAAATGTTGGTGTACCATTTGTGATATATTGTGTTGCATAAGGTAAATCAAAAGTAGATGCATCTATATAAGTTGTTCTAGCCAAAGATCCTGTGACCCAAGTATTTTCAATAAAATTATAAACTACATTTCTATTTATTTGTGTAGATGGAATAGATACTGTTGTTGAAATTTTTGCACTTGGATAATACCAACCTACTTCATTATATAATGAGTTATGATAAGCATAAACTAACTGACTAGCATTATAATTAAATCCTAAATTATCTTCTAAATCTGTAAATACAAAATCTTCAACTAAAGAAGGTATTTGTTTGACTGTTCCATCAAATGCAAAGAAACCTCCACCAAATCCCATCCAAAATACAGCACCTTCAGCAAATACCATTCCGTGTTGCCCAATACATCCGCAGTTTGTACCAACTTGTCTAACAGAAAATGTAAATGGAGGCCCAACAAATTGAATCATATATGCTGCTTGATCTGTAAGAACTAATATATAATCTTTACCTTGCACAGCTCCTATAATCTCGTTTCCTGTATCTAGTCTAAATGTACCAGCAGTATTAGTTACTGTTGGATTCCAAGTATTAATATCTTCTTGATTTGAGAATCTTATAAACATTGGGTCTTGTGTAGAGGGATCTCCAATCGTAGTTTCTGTTCCAAATGCAAATAAATGTCTATCTCGATCGGATACTAAAGTCATAATTGAAGCTGTTGGTGCATTTGCAACAATCGTAGCTCTAGTTTGCAATCTATTTACTGCAGCTGGATTCCAAGTATAAGTTGCTCCATTTTTTACAGTTGCAATAAGAATTTGTCCATAATTATCTAGTGACCAGGAACCAGGAGCGAGTGTAACGGCTGTAGTATTTGATTCTTCACCCCAATCAACCCACTCTGTTGCATTAGTTACAGTAGCACCATTTAAATGAGAAGTTGCAGTTGATCCATTTACACCTCTAACACAACCTGTAAAATCTGTTGCTGTTTTACCAGTGTAAGTAATTAATTCTGTACCAATATCTAATCTTCCAGATGTTGGAAATGCTGAAGTTGAAGCAACTGTAATAGTTGTAACTATATTATCTATTCCACCATTCAATGTAGTTGTAACAGATGTTGGAATTGTTCCACCCCAATATCCTGTTCCAAATCCAAAAGCTGGAGTTTGAGACGCAGGACCTATAAAAATATATGGAGTTGTTGTTAAAGACCCACCTCCAGTAACACCAGTACCTGATTCATTAGATGGCATTGTAACTGTAAAAGTTCCCGATGTTGGAACTGATTTAACTTCAAAAGTATTAGTTGTAAAATCTGCCGATGTATAACTTGTTGTAGGTGATCCTGGAGTTGTAACAGAAGTAAAGATAATATAATCACCTACTTGTAAACGATGACCTGTTTTATTAATTGTAACTATATTAGACCCTGTTGTTGATGTATAAGTGCAAGAAGTTAAAGCTGTTCCAAGTGGAGTAATATCAAAAAATTCTCCTTGATAATAAATAACCAATAATTTATTTGTACCTAAAGCTGCATATTTTTTACCGTCTAATGCTGTCCAAGTAAGTTGTGCTCTAACAGGACCTGCTAAAGTATCACTTACTAATTGTTGAAAACCACCTATTTTTTGAGGTTGTCCATACCTAAATCTAATATTGTCTCCATCAATCCATTGCCCTTCTGCTCCGGTTGCTGTTGTTTGTTTATTAAATCCAGGTTTAAATTGTATCTTCTGTAAAGGCATAAATATCTATTATATACGATTATTTTATAAAAGCCAGAAAGCTTATACCTTAGATATGTATATATTCCATTCTAATTTTGTAAGCAAATCTTCAAATTGAATAACTTTTAATTGTTCTTTTTTAATATATCCATGAAATTCTGGAATATCTATAATAATCCATTTTTTATCTGTTTCGAATACTATTTTATCTGCCTTACTTGTAATAGTTCCTTTTTTACCTAATTGACCATTGGGCATATCAAACATATTTCTTACATCAAATTTTAAATGTTGATTAGAATTTTTCTTTAAAATCCCTGATATATTCCATTTTTCCTTAATTTGTTCTTCTTCAGTAGGAAATATAATATCATTTAAAAAAACAGAAAATCTTTCTTCAATAGAAGACATTTTTAATTTTAAATGTCTTTAGGTAAACCTAAATGTAATCTTCCATCAAAAATATTGTTTTTTGATCCTTTAGTAGCAACATTATTATAATGTAAAAATACTTGTCCACAATTTTCTCCATCAAATTTTTCTCTCCAATGTTCTAACAAATCTCCTCTATAAATTAACATATCACCAGGATTTAAATTTATTTCAATTCCTTTTGATGTAGAAGGCTTATAATTTTGTACTTTATATAGACCTGTTTTTTTTCCATAAACAGAACCTTCTTTTTCGTTAGTATTAATATAAATAGGCCATGGATCTCCTCCTAAATTTAAAGTAGTAGATATTTCACATGAGAATCTATCTTTGTGTCGATGTAATACATCTCCTTTCTTATAAATTCTAGCATATGAATAATTTGGATTTAATTTTAACTTAGTTTCTTTTTCCATAATAGGATGGATTTTTAATAATAAAGTTTCCATAACTATATCTGCATAATGTGAATAAGTATTTGGAACTTGAGCATCATTCCATGTACCAAAATATGTACAAAAAGGAGGAATATAATTTTTATTAAATAAAGTTTCAGCTACTTTTCTTTTTAAAAGAAAATACTCATAACAAAAATTTGCTAATTCTTTTGAAATACAATTTTTAACTATTAAATATTTTCTTTTATTAAATATCATTATTTAAATGGATATCCAAGATTCCATATAACTAATGAATATCTTGTGCCTTTTGTAATAGGAGTAACTCTATGCCAAACAAAACTTGGGAAAACCACAATAGATCCTTTTGGCAATATTTCTTTACATGTTTTTATATTTGGTTTTCCGTCTACACTATTTCTAAAATCAAATTGTAATTTTCCACCTTTGTAATCTTTTGGATCACTTAAAGAACAAGTAACAGATAATTTTCTAATTTTACCATGATAATTTGAATCAGCGGTATTATTATAAGGTTCATTAAAACTATCGCAGTGCCAATTATAATATTGATTTAATTTATATTTTGTAAATTGACATGTCTCTGAATAATCCCAATCAAAATTCCACCCTGCATTTTTATTAGCTTCATGAATATAAGGTTGAATCATGTCATATATCCACTTATCATTAAGCCAAGCAACGTTAGAATCTCTAATATCTTTTAAATCTTTAATTTTTAATTTTTTTTCTTTTTTGTTTAATTTATTAAATTCATCAGAGCTTACTTTTGTAATAAACCCTAATTCTTCTTTTTTTTGATTTCCATAATTTATTAAATCTTCACAAAATCTATTTGAAAGTGCTTTTTCAAAATACCAATAATAATTTTTTAATTCCATATTTCTAAAAAACTTATATATTTTTATATAAGTTATGTAAATAGTCTTAAACTATTTCTTTAATAACCCATGAAATAGTTGTTTCGTCCCAATCATAAGCATAGTTTTCAAGTAATGGTTCAATAGGTTTATTAATAGGAGGTTTCCAAGCACATGTATTTTCATCTAATATCCAAGAATTATAAATAGAGGGTTTTGGTGGAATAAATGCATCTTTAATTTCATCATAAGTATATCCTATACTAGCATGATTTTTTCTAAATGCCTTTGATTGATCTCCTAGTGTTCTTGCATCAGAAATAGGATTTGTATTATAATATTTTCCCTCCCACGTATTGTAAGATGTTTGAACCCATTTAGCATCTGGTTCATTATATAAGTTTTTTAAAAAATCTATTCCTAATTGTTCTTGTTCAATATTATTTGAATCAAGAAGAATATCATTGTTTACAGCAACTACTTGTGTAACAATATTACTATTATTTAATTTTGCAAAACTAGCCATATTATTTAAGTTGTATAACTTCCTGTTCCATTAAATACTAAAATTTTAAAAGATCCGGAATCTGTAACAGTTGGAGAACCTGTAGTTGTACCTGAATAATTAGCTGCAGGAACTTTTAATATAACAACTCCTTTTCCACCGCTTCCTCCTCCACCACCTGGAAAATTACCACCACCTCCACCGCCGCCTAAATTAACAGTTCCGGGATTACCTCCTCCGGCTCCCCCACCTCCTGGTCCTCCAGTACCAGCAGATGCAGGCGCACTACCAATTCCTCCACCTCCACCACCTGCTCTTAATATTGGACTTCCGGTTATACTACTATCTGAACCTGCACCTCCAGGTCCTCCTGGTGGAAAATTAAATCCCCCTGGAGTTACTCTATTTCCAGGTGATCCAGTTGCTCCAGCTCCACCTCCGCCACCACCTGCTGAATTCCAGTTTCCAGGTTGAGCAATAGAATTTCCTCCATTATTTCCCTGTGATGGACTAACTGGTGGTGTATTTCCTGCTCCACCATTTCTAGAGACAGAAGGTCCTGTTCCTGCTCCACCTCCTCCTGATCCTCCACTTGTTCCATCATTTCCAGTAGTTGCACCTCCACCGCCTCCTGCTGAGGTTACACTTAATCCTGTTCCTATAATTGAAGAAACAGAACCAGAGGTTGCAGCACCACCTCCATCACCAACTGTACATGTAATTGTTATTCCTAAATCTGTTGTGTGAGTTCCTGATCTATATCCCCCTCCTCCTCCACCACCACCACTTGCGTTATAAATACCCGAGTGAGCTCCACCTCCACCTCCTCCTGCTACTACTAAATATTCAATGTCATAGGATTTTGGTGCAACTTTTGCTGTAAGTCCAAATGCTTTTGCTGAAGCAGCTCCACGTGTTGAGTTTAAAGGCATTCTTTCTACTCCTACTTAAATTGTGTTTGACTTGCTAATACAGTATATGTTGATGCTGCTGTTTTGATCGCTGTGTATGTATATACATCAGTAGATGAAGCATTTCCACCTGTTGGTGCAGCTCCACCTTGCCAAATTGCTGTGACAGTTGTTCCATCAACTTGAATCACGTTGTTGTAAAATGTTGTGTTGTCGTTTTTAACTAATAAAGCAGCAGTAACTGATTCTCCAGTATTTAAAGCTGAATTCAATGCAGTAGATGAATTTCCTCTTAAATTAACTGTGAAATTAGATAAACAAGATACGTTTTGAAAATAAACAGCTTGTGTAAGTAAATCATAATTTAAAGTTGTTTGAAAAGTTGTAGATATTGTATTATTTTCAAATACACCAAATATTTTTGTTTCACCATTTAATGTAACTCTTCCAAGATCACCTTTTGTTGTTAACGTTAAACCAACATTTGTATCTCCACCTGTTGCAGAAATAACCGGACTTGCTCCAGCCGCAGCATTTGCAATTGTTATTTCATTTGTAGCTGATGCAGTTGTTGAAAATTTAATTTGTTCATTAGCATTTTCATCTATAATTCCATATGTATTTCCAACTATAATATTTTTTGAATTTGTACTTAAGTTAGCTGCAAGTGTTGGAGTATAGTCATTAGATAATTTTCCAATGTTAGAGTCTACAACATCTGTTCCATTTAAATATAGAATTTTTGTTGATTTGTCTGTT